CCACTTCGGCAAGAACAAAGGCAAGACGCTCGGCGAACTGCCCACCAACTCGCTCGACTGGTACATCAAGGAGTTCCAACCCAAGCCCTACAACGGCAAGATTTCCCCTGTCGATGTAGCCTTGCGTGACGCACTTGACCGCCTCAACAGCAAGCGTGGCGAGACGTCCAGCGACGAGCCAGAGGACAACGTTCCCTTCTAACATTCTCCAGCCTCATCGTTCAACGGATAGGACAGGCGTTTCCTAAACGCTTAATCTAGGTTCGATTCCTAGTGGGGCTAAAGAAAACCAAACACCAACCAACATGAGTAAACCATACACACCCATGTGTATCGCACTGAACAAGGAACTCCTTGCTCGCCTTGACGCCGTCGCTACGGCTAACGGCGTGACTCGTTCCGACATCGTGCGAGCCGCTATCTTCCAAGAGGTAGCCGTGCAGGAAGCCATCCTCAGCGCAAAGGCGAAAGCCTCTGACGTGGGTCGCTCCTACATCGCACAGAAGACCAAGGTGGACGAAGGCAAGAAACTCGCCAAGTCCATCGAGAAGGTCATCGCAGGGTACGTCAAGTAACGCATCCAACATGAGGATACGACAAGGGAGCCGAGTGGCTCCCTTTTTTGTGCCCATTTGAGAGGCTGGCCCACCAACCAAGGAAAGCCATTTAACCCGCTAGGGCACCTCCCAACATGAGACACTCCTACTGTGCCGACGTCGAATTTGGGGTCAAGCGACACTTCATGTCCTTGTGGGAAATCCAGTACGCCCAAGAGCCCCAAGCCAAAGCGACCAAAGCCACGCCAGCGGAAGCCCAAGGGAACCAAGCAGACTCAACCACATCACGGATGACGAAGGGTGCGCCACCAAAGAACAGCGACAGGCCGATGAGGATGAAGCCACCGCCCTTGCCCTTACCGCCTGTGAAGGTCGAGATGACCAGCAACCCTGCACCTGCGAACGCAAAGACGCCAGAGAGCATCAGGAACTTGCTCCTGAGGTCTGCCCACTCCATCTCCTTGTGCTTGGCGTCCAAGGCGGTCTTCAAGTCCCTGTTCTGCCTATCTAGGTCGTCCACCATGCCGTAAAGGGCGGTGGTCTCGGCGTCTACCCTTTCTGCCTTCTCCTGCTCGGCTTTGAGGGCTTTGTCGTCCTGCATAGCCTTGGCGTACCGCTCCAAGCCTTCCTTGGTAGCCTTGCGGATGCCAGCCAGCCTTTCAGCCGTAAGGACGACCAAAGCCTTGCCCTTGCCGTCGATGTGCTCTTTGGCGACAGTCAAGGCTGAGGCACCCTCTTCGGCTTCACGCTCCAGCCTCTCGACGTACTCGTCCTTCTTGGCGTTGTCCACCACCTTGACCTCTGGGAGGTCTGTGGTCGTACAGCCAATCAGAACAGCAACGAACCCAGCACAAGACCAGCGAGGAAGAAGCCAGCCCAGACTACTTTGCTTTGATGATTGGTCCACAGGTAATTAGCGAGTTCTTTTAGTTTTTCCATAAATGCGTATGTAGTTTCTACCTACGACGCCAGCAAGGATAATCAGCCCGATACAGGCAATCATGTAGCAGACCAGTTCGTAGTTCTGTATGATTTTTTCAACAGTCCGTAGGTCGACTGTAGCCTTATCCGTGGTGATGCCGTTGTCCGTGACGATTGCCACCGCACTGTCCCTGTCCCTCAAGGCGTTGAAGCCGTCGTTGACTGGCGACGTAGCCATGTACCCAGCCAAGCCGACCAAGAACAGGATGGTCGCTTGGACTGCGATGATGAGTTCAGTTACGCTTGCGCTTGGACTTGGTTTCTTGCGTGACATGGTTGAGGAGTCTCCTTCTTGCGATTTCTACAAGTTCTGGTGCACAGGTACCGCACACGGAATAGAACAAGGCTTCGTGCAACGGCTCGATGCGACCATGCACCACGAAGTACCCAAGCACACCGACGATACCGCCAGCGATGATTCGGCGTATCCAGATGACAACAGGCAGGTGCTCGTCCGTAAGCAACAGACGGCACAATGCACCAGCCATACCAAGTATGGACACAATCCAGCCACCTTGCTTAAGGTCCTTAGCCGCATTCAGAAGGTCGTCGTTAGGGGGTTTCGTCATCGGTGTATGCGTTGCTTGCCCTGTTGGTGAACGTTGCGACCCTCTTCAGCGTCTCTAGGAGCATAGGGCTAGCCTTTGGCTTTTCAAGCGGGTCACCGCCGACCATCAAGTGGGCGATGCCGTCGATAGCCTTCTTCCTCCATGCTTGCCTATGCTGTTCGGTCGGGAAGCGAGGCTTGAATCTCATCAGCGTGACGCTGGCGACGTCCATGGATGAGATGAACTTCTTAGCCTGTTCGCTCTTCATCGGGATGCCACGCTTCATCAGCATCAAGGCAAGGGAAGAGGACGTGGTTTGATAGCCAGTCCAAAGACCCTTGTACTGAGGACCAGTAGGTGCGTCCTCGATTTGCGATGCGTCCTTGCTGATTAACAGCGTCTTCTTTCCTCGCTCCCTTGTTTGGGCTGTGTAGTCCCTGAAGTCAGGGAACTGCGACAGGTCGTTCCTTGCGTCACCCATGGCAGTATCAGTCAATTGAGAATTTTCCGAGATGAGACCATCCTTGGACTGACTGCCCCAGTTGAAGGCTGTCTTGATGTAACCGCCCAAAGGTCCATACTCCTTCTCAAACATCTTGATGTAAGGATTCTTGCCCCTGTATCTGGACAACTGTGAGTATAGTTCGATGGCATGCTCCTTATCCCTAGTCCTGCCGATTTCCTTTGCGGTCTTCGGGTCGAGGAAGATGAATTCGCCATCCCTCATGTCCATCACTGGTCGGTCAAACGAGTCGGTGCTGACAGCCTCAAGCGCCTCCTTGGACTGACCAGTGAAGTGGAGTTCCATGTAGTGCATCGGCAAGCCGTAGTTGCTTGCGTAGCCCCACTTGTTTGCAGCCTCCACAATCATAGCCATCTGATTGATGTTCATGGCAGACTGGTCGATGAGCCTTTGGTTCTGGTTCTTTTCGCCACCCCTTAGCGTTCCGTACTGATTGGTGAAGAATCTGGAGCCAGACTGACCATCTGGAGTCTTGTACTTGATTGGCTTTCCGTCTGGACCAAGGAGGTTCGACCTGCCCAAGTGGGCGGTAGCCATCAACCCCTTGAACCTCAAGTCGGACGGAGTCGAGAAACTCGAGTTGATTAAGGCGATGTGCTTTGCGTGTTCTGGATGCTCTGCGTTCAGGATTTTCTGTGCATCCATGAGCATGTTGAACACATGCTTATCGATGTCCCCAGAGGAGCCAGCATGGTCGAAGACCAGTCCATTGCCCATCTGACTTACCTCCTCGCCTGTAAGGGTCTTCAGCCTTCCGTAGAAGTTGCCATAAGCCTTTTCCTTGATGTCCTGAGGAAGCGACTCGAACAACGCCAACGATGGCAGGGCTCCAGCGTGCTGAGACAACAGCATGTACCTGTCCTTGCCGACGAAACCAGACGCAATGTACTCGCTACTGTTGCCACGTGTGAAGTGATGCCTTGCGTCGGTCATGCCAATCTGGTCATAGCCGACAGCAGCCGCCTTCATCACAGTGCTATGCAACGAGACGTTCCTGTAGATGTCCTCGACGCCGAAGAACATGGACGTAGTGATGTGAGGTCTGTCACCTCCAGAAATCGGAACAATCTTCTGCATCTCCTTGATTTGCGCTTGGAGCGCGTCGAGTTTAGCCCTAGCGGTGGCACCGCTGTTGTAGTTAGCCACAGGCAACGCCACGCTTGCGATGGTCTTGCCGAGGGCGCTGACGTAGTTGCCCATAGGCATCATGCCATAAGACCAGTCATGCCTGTCGCTTACAGGAATCCTGAAATCAGGTCCGTAGTTGCCGAAGCCGACCAAGTTGCCAAGGAACGAGGCGTTGCCGTCGTAAGGGTCCCAAGATGCGTTGAACGACCTCTCGTTGGAGGCTAACTTTTCGAATAGTTCGCTCCTTGCGTCGAAGTTGTTGGTGCTAATCGAGTTTCCGTCGTGGTGAAGTGCGGTCAACTTGAGGGAGTTTCCTTGGGTCTTGAGCATCGCCTTCATCTCGTCGGATGCGGCTCGCATAATCCTCATATGGACTGACTTGTCTGCTCCTTCGAGGTTGTGACCACCGCTTAGGGCGTATTGCTCGACTCGCTTGTCCATCTCCGCAATGACCCTCTGTGCGAGCGACTCGAAGTCGAACGTGCCGTACTCGTAGGTCGTGTTCCAACTTTCGAGTATCTGTGGAGAAGCCATGGCGAACGCCTCGTCTTCGGCGATGATGTCCATCATCAAAGACCTCATGCTAGCCTCAGAAGAGCCCACTTTCTCCTTTGTGCTCATGTGCAACTCATGAAGCGCATGCGAAATCTTGTACTGGACCGAGCGCACCAACTTGTCCACGACCCAACTGTCGCTTACGTTCTGGGCAATACTCATTAGTTCGGCTGTTCCGTTGCCGTTCTTGGCGTAGACGCCAGACATGCCCTGACCATCGAAGTCGAACTCATACACAGGAATCTCTGGTTCGCTGATGACGGACCTGTAGGACTCTGGGACTTTTAGCCTACGACCAGTGTCCTTGATGAACCTGCCTTGGTTTCTCAGTTCCATGACCTTGAATCCGTTCACGAACGCATACATCTCGAACGGAGAAATCATCTCCATTGTCCTCCTGATTAGACCTCGGTTCACCTGTCTGCTCAATCCCTTCCTGTTCGCCTTTATTTCTTGGACGCCTTGGCTAATTGAATGTGCAGAAGATTCGGTCGCAGAAAGCAGTTTGTCGTAGGATTCCTTAAGAGCCTTCAGTTCGTTGCTCTTCATCAAGCCTTCGATTTGGGCGAAGTCTTCTGGAAGCGTCTCCGTTGGTTCAGACGGAAGACCAAACGTCTTGTACTGGAATGGGTCGGACTGGATTTCCTCGATGACGATGAGCGGTTCCCTAGAGGGCTTGGTGCCAGCAAGAGGATATCTTGTGTCGGTGAAATGGTCTTCGTGGATTGCGAGACCATTTGTTTCGTTCAACGAGATGCCTTCGGACACACGCAGGTGACCAAGTTGCAACGTACCATTAGGATTGTTTGCGTAGTGACCTGCGTCCCAGACGTTGTTAGCCTTCGCAATCCTTTCCCTGATTTCCATGACCGCCCTTGCGCCAGCGATGATTCTGTTGATGCGTTCCTTCTCCGCTGGGTCGAGCGGGGTTTGGGTCAAGGCGGTAAGTTCGTCGATGTACTTCTTGTACTCAGCCTTCTGCCTAGTGGTATGTTGTTCTACCTGCATGACCTGACTGGTGTAAGGTCCGTAGGTGGAAGCCCAGTCGGAGTGGTCCCTGTCGTGCTTGAACAATAGACCCATGTTCCAAGTCGCAGATGGATTGGTTGGGTATGTGTTTCCTAGCGCACCGCTCTTTCCGTAAGGGCCTTTATCATTGCCATAGGTGGTTAACTGGGCGTAGGTGAGGTTTGTCATCTCCTGACCAATGGTAGCCAGAGAATAGTCCCATGGGTCTACAGTGGCTACGTTTCCTAGGATTTCGTTTACAGTCTTGCCGATTGACTCGACCTTCCTAGCGAGGATTTCCTCCTGAATGGCATGCAGATAGGCAGGTCGGATGGTCATGTTCGGACCAGTCTGCATGTTCTCTGGGGACATGTCGGTGCGCTGGGCTGTGTAGTGAGCATGTAGAGCCTCGATGTTCTCCTTGAACGTGCCACCTCTAGTGTCTGGCATGTCGTTCACCAGTCCATGCTCGACGGCAATCCTAGAGAGAGAACCGCTTGCGGCTTCCTCAGCCAACTTGCTCTGTGCGACCACAGTCTCGTCTCCGCTGGCTTTGCCCTGCTCGATTGCCTGTGCGATTGCATTCAGGTTTCCGAAGTATCTTTCGGTTGCCGTCTGTGCGTTCTTCGCCAAGTCGGAGATGAATGGGAAATGGATTCTGCTTGTGCTATTATGCTGATGGGTATTCGGGTCAACAGCCGCCCTGATTTCGTGCTCAAGCCTTGTGTTCCTGCTAATCCTCATCGTCTGGGGATACAGGGTATAGATGAACTCTGCCAGTTCCTGCCTAGACAGTTGCTGGTCGTACATGTGGTGTAGCAACACAGCCAGACCGCTCTGCCTGATTTCGTCCTTACTGACTTGGTTCTCCTTGATGTGCTTGAACCATTCGGCACCAGTCATCGAGTGCGGGAACAGGTCCCTGCCAGTCTTCTTCTTGGCGTATGCGATGACCTTCATCAATTTGGATGTAAACTCGAATGGTCCGTAACCAGAGCCGAAGTTCAACTTAGCCCTAGTTAGGTTCTCTAGTTCCGATGGGTTCCTGTCGCCAACCATCAGGTTGGTGCGGGAAGTAGACAGTGCGTCTGGGGTTTCGAGCATCTTGGCTACAGCCTGAGCGTCAGCCTTCTTGTCGAAAACCTTGTCCAACTCGCCGACTCGGAAGCCAACCCTTCCAACGCTACCGACAGCGCCGTTTTCGTTTGGTCCGACGGAGGAGAAGTCGCTAATCAAAGCCTTAACCATCGGGCTGTTCTCGCCATGCTGTTCGATTGTCCTGATGTCCTTCTGGGTCTCGTTGCTCATGGAGTCCAGAAGCATAGCCAACTCAGCCTTGCTGGTGGACACGGAGAACTTAGCCCTGAGAGCCTCAGCCTCTGGCATCGTCTTGACCATGACGACCTTTCTGGAAACCACAGGTCTGCCAATCTCGTCCATGCCAGTGACAGTATTGTAGCCCACCAGATAGCCAGACACCTTGCCTTTGGCACCAGCGGTATAGTCCTTCTTAGGGACGATTGACACGTTGGCATCCGACCTTCCATCCCATGCGTAGTTCATGAGTTCTGGTCGGTTGGGGAACATCAGTTCGATTGCGGATGCCTTGTCTCCGTTCATCGCAAGGATGCGCTCCGTGGGAGGCAGGAAATAACCGCTGTCCTTGGACGCAATCATCCCGCACAGGTTGTCCAAGTCATCCATCAGATGCGGATGCATGGCAGACGCCAACTGTGCATGTGCGCTGAGTTTGCGGTAATGAGCCGTGGACGTTTGGGAGGTTTCGCCTCTCCTGAGTTTAGCGACCACAGACGAGAACGGCATGACAGATTCCTTCTGGTTTAAAGTACGAGAAGTATTTTCTGCGAACTCAAGGGATTCGCCAATCCTGTACCTTTGGGACGAGGCATCCAGATGAGCCATGCTTGCCAGTTCTGGGTTAACTCGGACGATGTTGGAGTTCGCAAGGATGGCATGCATGCCGTTGCCTACGACCAGATGATGGAGTCCAGCCCTGATAGCCTCGATGGGGGTATTGGGTCTGAACGTGACAGTCACGTAGTCGGCACTGGTGTTGTGGCTGATAAGACCATAGGCACCAGAGACGTGGTCCCTGTTGGATGCGTCCGCTTCTCCAGCAAACACGGCTCCATAAGCCTGATGAGACCTCAGTGAGAAACTTTCCGTGCCCAATGCCGATGCCCTGAAGTCCCTAGTTTGGGCATACCCGCCCTTGGCAATCTGGTTCGAAGCCTTCACAATTTCCTTAGCCCAAGCAGGACCGCTCACTTTATGGGTGAGGGTGTTGAACAACTCGATGCCCTGAGGCATGCTACCAGAATTGATGTATGGGCTATGAGGAAGGATGGTGTTCGTGTATGGGTCGAAGCCGACGCCTTCCTTGATGCTGAAGCCTAGGTTGAACTTGCCTTCCTTGAAGAAGGTCCTGTCCGAGCGATGATGGATTGCGTACTTGGGGGAATGGATGTCACCGCTGACGTTGACGACGATGCTTCCATCCTCAAGTTTCTTGAAGGCGAATCCATACTGTGGCTTGAAGCCAAACGGAGCGCTCCTGTAGTTTTCACCACTTCCTTGGGAAGTCTTCCTCCTTACCTCGGTACTGTATTCAAGGTTTTCAGAGAAATGTGCACTGGTCATTTCTGACGTTTCTGGACTGGCGAGAGCCGAAGCATCAGAGGCTCCGATGCCGATGGACATTGCACCGATGTTAAGGAGGTTATTGGTAAACTCAGAACCACGCCTACCAGAAGCGCCCATTGACACAACAGGTACGCTGAATTCACGACGACCAGACATCGAGAACCTTGCTGGTTCGATGGCTACGTTTCCATTGCCACTGCTTGCGAGGGAGGAAAGGTAATCGGTCATGCGCTTCCTTACGAACAACCTAGACAAGGATGTGCCAGCGGGGATTACCTTGTTGTTTGAGATGTTGCTCTGAATCGCTTCCTGCGAGATTGAAGCGGACCTAGAGTTGGAATCCGACAGGACGTCTACAGGCTGGAGGAAGGTCTGTCCCATGCCCATACCGCTCCTGACCAACTTCTCCTGCTTTCTGTTGGATTTTTGGTCGAAGTGCCTGACGAACGTCTGGTTCTCAAGGGCATGCAATCTTCCACGGAGGTTTGCCCCATCTACGTCAATCTTGTTGTGGTCGTAGGTGTTGTCGATGCCAGACGAAGACGCTTGGGTCTCGTCGATTGTGACGTACGAATAACTCTCCCTGTTAACGAACTGCATGGAGTCGGAGTGAAGCACCCCAGTTCCATCGGTCTTGCTCAGCGATGCGATTCCTTCTGGCGTAGTGACGTTCTCATGCCTTACGCCCTCGAAGTGGTCCATGTTCTTGAGAGCCATGACATACGAGAACAGGAACTCCCTGTTCATGCATGCCAATGCACATTCCCTGAGGTAGGTATGCGAATAGCCCTCCATGGAGTTGTCAGATGGGCTGACGTCCTCATTTAGTCCCTTTTCCCAGAAAGAACCGCCATCCCTAACGTACGTTCCGATAGCCTTCTTGAGTTCCTCCTTGAAGTTTCCGTTGATGAGTGCGTCAAGATGGACGAACTCTGCGTCTGGGATTCCATCAAGGACGCTGAACGCACTAAGGATGCCGACCGATGCGTCTACATGCGTACCGATGGTTCCGTTGGCTACGTTGTTTGCGATGCACGACGCCTGAGAAGGGCTCATGGAGTCCACGAAGTCGCCTACTTGCCTGTACAGTTGAGCAGCCTTTTCTGGGTCTGCCACAAGTTCTGCGTAGGTATACGCAAACAGATTGTTGTACGACTCCCTTTGTTCTGGGGTAAATATGTCAGCGGTATCGGCTACGCCATCCCTGAAGATGACCTGCTTCTCGGACATAGCCTTTGCGAAGAACGGAGCAAACACAGGGGCGAGTTGAGCCATGCTGTGGAATTCGTTGTCGCTAACCCCATAATCCTTCTGCATGGCACTGACGTAGTGCTGGGCATGGTTCTTCAGCATGTCGATTAACCTGCTGTTTGCACCGCCCTGAACGAGGGCATTTGAGATGACTTGTGCGGAAATGCCCTTTCTTGCGCAAAGTTGGTATAATGCCGAGTGGATGGCGTGGTTACCGCTACGCATCAACCTCCTAGAAGGACGTAACCTTGCTTGAGGTTGAGCCGAAGGTCTGCCATCGATTCCCCACGAAGTCAGCATGTTGAGTTGACCAATCGAAGCCCTAGAGGAGTCCAGCATGTTCTGGTAGAACTCACGTGCCGTCCTGACAACGTTTCCATTCTCGTCGACGACGTCTCCGTTCATGAGCACTACTCGCTCGTAGTCGTTCCTCATGAATGCGGTGCTCATGTCCCCAAGTTTCCTAACTGACGTTGGATTATGGACGACTGCCTTATCTCCAGAATAGATGTATGGGAAATTGGTCAGACCAGCATGGCTTTGGTATGCGTTGACCCTGACAGGCTCAAGATTGGAGACCACGTAGGTGCCATCCTTGGCTACGAACGCATTGGTACCAATCAGGCTCTGGACGCTCCTTACCCTAGAAGACGCACTGGACTGACCCCTGTCCAGCGTGCCAAGGACTGTAAGGGCATCGTACCTCATGGAAACGTGCGTAGCGATGTCGGACAAGTCCCTGACTTTCTTAATCAACTCATTGTACGTCCCACGCCTTGCGTCATCATTTTCGAAGAACGACATCGCACTTACGTACTCATTGGCGATTTTGTTTAGGGCTAGGACAGTCTGGTTAATCGAACCATAGTGCCTACCGACGCTTTCCATCATCATAGCGACAACCTGCGAGTTGGATGGCTCTTCGTATCCGTAAATTGAGTTGGCTAGGTTGAGGGAACCTCTGCCTCCACCCATGTTTAGCGGGGTGTCTCCGTGCCACTTATACTGACCAGAGTCATACCCCCAAGCGGATGGGATGTGCATGCCTACCGCTGGATTCTGAACAAACCTTGTGGCTACCATGGCGACGTCGGAAGCAGCCATGGTTCCCAGTGCATTGATGTTAAGGGCAAGCGCACCAAAGGGCCTAGGAGACGTTTCGTAGCCAAACCTCTTGTTTCTGGAATCGATATCAGAAGACGTAATCGGAACAGTAGTAGGTAGCATTCTGTCGCTTTGTCTGCCACCCATCAACGTCGCTTCTGGCTTCATCGCCACTTCGTTGAGAAGCACGTCGCTCAGCATGGAAACCTTCATTTCGTTCACCATGTCTTGAGAGACGCTGACCTCTTTTTCTTCGATTGCCTTAGCCATCTGCTCGTAGAATGGCTTGATTAGGAAAAGTTTCCTAGCGAACCTTTCGTTCAGTTCGGAAGCCTTCTCATGCAGCGTATTGATTACGCTTTGAGGAATTCCGTCCATCAATTCCGTAGACAGGCTGGTGAACCTGCTGGCTTCTACGCTAGGGACGATGCCCTTTTCCCTTAGCCTGTTGCTTAGCGAAGCCCAAGCATCAGCGTCAATCCAATCGGGTCTTGCGCCCATGTTGAACGAGATGCCAGAACCGACTGCTACGAAGAACTTGGTCTTCTTGGTGGCAAGTTCTATTTGCGAATCAAAGCCAAGGCTTCCGTCTCCTTTGAACACCTGTCTGACGATGCTGTTCAAGTCGCTTGGACTCAATGTCCTGACGAGACCGAATCCGATTTCCCGAGGATTCAGTTTCGCATCCTTGATTGCATTCATGAGCCTTTCCTTGCCGAAGGAACTGCCCATGACGGACTCTGCGGTGATAATCTGGTGGTTGATTGCCAGAATGTTGACCAATTCCTGCTTTGTGTACGTGATGTCTTGGCTCGACGCCCTGTCCGTAATCGCATCGATGTTGCCAAGCACCAGACCATCCTGACTGATTCCCCTTTCGAGCAACAGGTTCTTGAGGTCTTTTAGTTTTACGACGGCTGGGAAGTCATCCTGCATGACCAGATTGATGGACTCAATCGGGGTCTCGATGATTTTCTCCATCGTGATTTTGGCGTCCAGCAACTTGGCTAGGCTTTCGAAGGACATCGTGTTCTGATTCCCTTCATCCAAAAGATTGGCGATGATTACCCCCTTGGGGATTCCACCATCCGAAACCCTGTCGCCAGAGTTGCTCATCGACGAGAACCACGGAACGTTCCTCAGGATTTCCTTCTGACTTTCGGAAGGTTCATTATCCAAGGTGTTGTTTACACCCTCTCGCTGAGTAAGGTTGGGAATCCTTTCTTTGATGACGTCGCTAATCCTGCCTTCTCGCTTCAGGCTGGACATCACCTCATTGGACGGCTGAATCTCGGCGGTCCTGAAGATGAGCCTGACTTTTCCGTTCTTGTCTACCTCGAACCCAGAACTGGAAACGGCAATCCTCCTCAACAAGGCATAATCCCTGTTAATCATCGTGAGGTGGTGGGACACAGTCGAAAGCCTACCAAGGTAGTTGAGGGCGTCCTCTGGCGTGTATGACTTCTTGTATTCCGTTACGCTCTCGCCCTTGCCAAGACCGCCGACCATCAGATTGGAGGTGCCGTAGGTTCCGTAAGCCCTAGCCAAGGCATGGCTGTCCGCTCCTTCGTTGAGCAACCTGCCCAGTTCTGCGATGCTCGGACCGAATCCGTTGCTTTGGGTGACGATGCTTTCGAATCCTTCGATTCCAGACCTTACGTAGCCTGTCTCGGTTGCGGAAGCGTTGAGTTGCTTCTGGGTCAACTTGCGCCTCTTGCCAGTCTGGGAAGCCTGTACCTCATGAGGCTGTGCCAAGTACTGCATCCATCCGAAGTTATCCACCATGCTCTTCAGGATGACGGAACCAGAGGTCTCGTCGGAAAGCCATGCCTCGTCGCCAGACCTTTCGTATGCGGTCATGGTGCCGATTACCTTGTTCAGGTACATGGAATCCCAAGGTTCATCTAGTTTGATTGTCCTGCCAATAGGGGTTCCGTTCAGTTCCTGCTCAGCCGCAGTGCGAGCCTCCAAGAACCTGTAGTACACGGAGTCGGCAGAACCAGCGATTCTAACTGCGGCGGTAGCCTCGTCGATTTCCCCCCTAGTCAACATGTCGCCGACTTCACGTGCTTCCTTGGCAATAGCCATGAGGATGTTGGAGTGCTTGATTGCCAGTTCCTTGTCTGGGAATCCGTCTGGGGCTTGGGCGTACTCGTCGTGCAACCTCATCGCAAGGGACGAGGCTACCCTATGCATGGCGGGAACAGCCATCTTGCGCACCCTGTGGTGCATGGGGGAGTTGAACATCTTCCTGACGGAGTCGATTGCGTCGTATGCCGAGACGTCAGCCAAGGAGTTGGCATCCCCAGTAATCATCTCGATTGAGCCCTTATCCAACTTGGAGCCCTCCACGTCGTAGGTGATTCCGTCTGCACCAGAAATCTTGCCCATCAGGTACTTGAACACGCTCTTGTAGGCGTTCAGGTTGCTGATTGAGGAACTGTCAATCCAGCCTTCCTCCATCTGGATTGCATGCTGTACCTCATGCAGGAGGACCTCGGTGGCGCCCCTGTCGGTATCGATGCCGAACTTCTGTGCGTCCAGAGCCCTCTGGGTCTCGGTGAGTTCCGAATCCAGACCAATCTCATGACCGATGAACCTGTCGATACCTAGGGTGATTGACTTGTCGCCCCTGTTGAATGAGGCACCATAGCCCTCCGTGAACCTGACCTTGATGTCACGTGCCTTGGGGTAGAACTTGTACAGCAGGTCATGGTGCAGGACTTCCTCCAAGTCCATGACTGGAATGCTCTGGGAAATGAAACCTTCAGTGCTGTACCCATACTTAAACATTTTGTAAGCCTGAGCAGGGCTCATGTTACCGACGTTCTTGACGTTTTCCTTCGCCTGTTGGTACTTCTTCAGGAACGCTTGCCTCTTGTCCTCGTCGGCAATCCTGATGAACGGCAACTTCGAGATAGAGCCTTCAGCCGCATGCATGTTCAGGGATGCCGAAGCGTCGGTGAACTCGTAGGACTTGTAGACATTGCCCCTGCTGTCCCTGAAGTAACGGAGCATGCCAGTTGTTTCCATCTCCATTTCCTTGGCGGTTGAAGACCTGAAACCTCCCACCATCAGGCTGGATGCATTGCCTCTCTTTACGTGGGGAACCTTGTCATCAAGCCTGTAACCAGCGGATTCATACCTCTGCCTCAGTTTGTCTACAATCTTGATTGTCTTGTGCGTGGACTGGTTGCTACCAAGCACGGCGACGCCTTGTGGGGTGGTCTTGAATTTGTCGCTACCATAGGCTGACTCGCTTCCATTCTCAAACATCGTAAGCGCCAACTTTGCGTAGCCGTCATTCATTAACACGGCACCAAGTTTTTGGGGCTCATTGATTGGTCCGCTCACGTTGGCGTACATTTCGGAATACCTGACGCCTTCTTCGCTTTGCTTGATGATTTCGATGCCCTTCTGGATATCGATTGCACCTAGGCAAAGGTTGTAAGCCATTCTGGACTGAACGCCTTCCAGTCCGTTTTTCCACAGGAGCCTAGAGAACCTTTCGATGCCAGACACGGAAGCAATTTGCTTCACGTCTTCTGGGCTGATGAAATCAAAACCAGACGCAACTTCTTGCAGGATTCTGATGTGCTCGCCAGACATCAACGGCTTGAAGGACATGCCGTTCTTTTCAAACGACACGAACGGAGCGTCACCGCTCCAAATCAGGGAAGCGTTCACGTCGGTGATGGGGGTTCCGTTGGTGTTGAACCCACCCTTCGTAAGCCAGTTGCTGGCATACGACTTTGCATCCGAGGTGCTGGAGCCGACCTGAGGCTTGTTAGGCGTGATTAGGGTGCTGGTGGTGATTCCACCATTGGTGGCTAGCAACGTATGGAAAGCGTCGTTCTTGTTTCCAGTCTCGGTGATTGTGAAGAACGAGAACTTGTCAAAACCTTGGTGCAGTTCCGAGTTCTGCAAGATGAAGTTGGGAACCATAGCCCTGACTGGTTGACCAGACTTCGATACGAATGGAGATTCCTCAACCAACCTAGACTCAATCTCAATGGGAGAGCCAGCCCTAGGGTACTTGGAGATGCCATGGGTAAATCCAGCAGGAGACTGGAGGAATTTGATGATGGCTCCATACTCGCTTTGACCGATGGAGTTCATCACGTTCTCTGGCAACTTCAGCAACGCCCTGTCTGCGACCATGATGGATGCAGTTCCGTACTGAAGTATGAACGAGGTCGGATTCTCTCCAGTGAACGAGTTGCCTAGGCTCTTTGCCCAGCCAATCAGTGAGTTGTAGGCATCTGGGTTCTTCTTGCCGAACCTCTTGATTTGTTCGTTTGAGGAAAGCCTCTCTAAGGCATTGCTGAAACCCTTGTAAATCTCGTTTGCGTTCTCTATGGAAACGGATTCCATCCACTTCTCAATGGGTTGGTCAGGATTGTTTCTGCTCCAGTCCATGTACTCCTTGTTGAACTCGGAGATAGCCATCAGCGTGTGGTACTGCTGGATTCCTTCGGTTCCACCAGACCTGACATGGTACATGCTTATAGGAAGAACGCCTTCCTTATGGGAGATGTACTTCTGGAGTTCGGACTGGATGATGGCAGATACGTTCGTGAGGAACTTCCTCGACTTAATCATCTGGTCATTGAGACCCAAGAACATGTCATGATTCTTTCCGAACTGCACGCTCTGGAACACGTCTCCCCTGATGGAGTTCTGCCTGTAAACCTTGAGTTGGGAAAACTCTGGGTAGTCCCTCAGAAGTTTGACGCCATGCTCCATGTCTCCAATCAGTTCGGACAGCGAGATGGACGCTTCTTCCTTACCTTGCTGAACCTTCTCTAGGAAGTTGGCGAGAGGGATGTTGTTCTTGGACTTGAATGTGAGGTTGTAGAACTTCCTTTCACCGCTGTAGATGTCCATGGCACCAACCATCAGATTGCTCTTTCCAGACAAAATCTCCCTGAAGGTAGGGGTGATGTCCACCTCTGGGTCCTTGATGGGTGCCTCGCCAGCGACCACAGGGGACATGTCCAGAGGGTCCGACTTCTTGGCATGCTTCCCAGCACCGATAAACGCCTTGTCTGGGGATGGGTAGACGCCAATCGAGTTTCCGTATGGGCTGAACAGCCTGTAGCGGGTTCCGTCGGTCCTGACCTCATAGCCAGCGCCGTTGGACCAGAACTTCTTGTCGTTGTCTAGGTCGTGTTGCCTGAAGCCAGTGCCGACCATCAGGTTCCTGCGTACGCCTTCGTAGGCTTCGGTATGGTTGTATGGGAGGGCACCTAGGCTGTTGCCAAAGGTCTCTTGGAATACGCTGGGTTGCTTCTCAAGGTTAGCCAGCAGTTCGAACCTGAGGGAATGGAACGGATAGTTCGGACCATCCGCATTGCCCCTGTAGCCGTTCTCTGGGATGTTAATGTAGCCTTCGTCAACACGCTTCCTGCCACCAAAGGTCTCGTACATGATGTCCCTGACCTTAGCCGCATCGGAGCCGAACTCCTTGTCAAACAGTTTGACGGACTCGACCCTGATGCCAGTGGGCTGGGACAGGTTGTGCATGTACTGCGTGAACGTCCTAGTGAAGTGGGCGAAGTCCGTGAACCTAGCCCTACAGTCGGCACGTTGCCACATCTTCATCCTACGCCTGTTTAGGACAGCCACATCGACCACGTGCAAGGTCACATGACCCTTTGCCTCTCTGGTTGGCTTTCCGTTCTCGTCGAACTTGTCGAACCTGAGTTCAGCAGAAAAAGGCGAGAAATGCCTGTAGGTAACAGGGACGTCCTTGCCAGTAAGCCTTTGCACAAGACCGCCACGAATGACCTGATGGGTTCTGCCTAGGTACTGACCAAAGAAGACGTTAAACACTGGCTTGCCAGCGCGGTTGTCTCGGATGGTTTCGCAAATGCCACGAAGGTCGTCGATTTCCGACTTCGTCATGTTGATGTTGCCGTACAGGGCATCCCAGCCCTCCTTTGGCACGTTGGTCAGGTCAATCTTCTTGTTGCCACCCTGCTCGACGTCGATTTTCGGACGCTTGGCTGGGTCCATCTTTTCCCAGATGTCCAGCATCTGACCAGCGTTCTCGGTGATGAGGATGTCCACTTCCTTCCTGTCTTTCATCGTCTTGCCACCCTTGACCACCTGACCAAACCTGTCCTTGCCAGTCGTCTTGAGGAACGAGTCAAGCCTGTCTGGGCTCATCGTGTAGGCGTCGATGTCGCCGTGCCTGAGGCACTTGCGCATCAAGGTCTCGCACCACTTGTCCAACGGCTCAACGGACCTATAGGTTCCGTCTTCCCACATGAACGTCTGGAAGGCTACGTCCTTGTTGCCCATCCGCTGTTCCTTGATAATCAAACCAGCCATCTCTGCCTTAGAGACTTGCTTCTGGTTCATCAAGGTGTGCAGGTTCTCAAGATGATTCCTGAGGGTGTTCGACTCTGGGTGCCTTGCGAAGAAGTCTGGAGTCTTAAGCAGTTGTTGATTGGAAGCACTGTAAGCAAACATCTCCGTCATGATTTCCCTCAGTTCTGGGTATGCTTCAAACAACCTGCTCTTACCACCGCTTACCAACTCATTGGGATTCACAGAGCCGTTCTTGACCTCTTCACGCATCTTGGAGATGCGATTTAGGTAATTCTTCTTAATCTCTGGTATGTAAGAAGGATTTACGGACATCTGCCTAGCCTTGTACTCAGACATCAAAGATGCCAATGCGTCATCGCTAAGCACAGCCACATCTGGATTGTCTAGTCCGAAGAATTGCCTGATGAGATTCGGGAAGTCGGCATCGGTTTCTTCAAGATGGTCGAACAATGCGTGTGCTGGCTCATGCAAGTGAGCCTCTGGAACAAAGTCTGCCTTGTTTAGCCAGATTACCTTTTTCTGGACACCGCTCTTATCCGTTTGGTATCCAAAAGAGCCACCCCTGTGTTCTTCTGGGTTAGGTACATCCCTGAAAATGTTTGGAAACTCAGACCTTACTTCGGATGCATCGGAGAACCGCAACTCAACGGCTTTATCTACCGACCAGAGTTGCATGTAGGAAGCCCTTACAACCGCAGAAATCCTTTGGTCATTTAGTTTGTCAATCTGGGAAACGACTTCCCTTAGTGCGGAGCCGTGCCTAGGAGAGTTCTTTTCAATCTCATTGATTTGGCTATCCCAGTTCTTGATGACGTTCTCCTGACCTAGACCTCCATTGTAGACGTTATGGATGTGCCTGAAGGAGCCAGAAATGCCACCCCAAGCAAAGCCTACGCCCATGGCACCAGCCGCACCTTCGCCTCTGGCGTTCAGGTAGCCAAGGACACCCATGTATGCGGCGTCGCCGACGGCACTCTTGAGGACAGGCATAGCCATCGATGCGGGCCATCCGACCACGACATTCGTGAATTTTGCGACCATCCTAGCCTCCTCGCTGAGGGGAATCCTAGAGCCGTTCTTCAAAGACAGCCTTTCGAGCATGGACTTGCCCATGTGCTCGGTCTTGACGGCTACGACACCCTGCGAGTAATCGATGATTTCATTGCCAAGGGCGCTGGCGTATTCGGTCAACGGCTTGACGCCAAGCGAGAAGAGGGTCGAACGGATTGGGGACAGGGAAGCGGCACCGCCACCGACGATGGTTTCGCCAGCATCGGCAAGGGCAGTGCTAGCCGCATTTCTGATGACGTTGGGGTGGCTACCAGTGGTCTCTGCGATGTTTCTGGCACCGCTTTCAATCTTGCTCTGGATTACGCTGAAAGGAGTGGCGATTGCGTTAGCCGTACCAGTGATTGCGGTACCAGTGATTCTGGACGCAAAGTTCTTACCTCGTTCTGCGACGTTGTTGAAATGCTCCCTGATTGGGGCAATCATCTCGGACATCGCAGAGCCGACATCTGCGGCTTCTGCCATCCTCATTGCGTCAGAAGTCTTAAAGGCACCTACGGACTGCCTAAGAGCCTTACGTGCACTGAACGGCTTGAGCAACAGGTGTGGGGTCTCAAGACCGATGTAGGACAAGGCATTAGCCAACTTAGGGTCAATCATGCTCTTGATGAACTCCTTGTGCTCCTCTGGCACGAAGTCCTCAAGCATGGTGCGCTTGCCGTCCTGTAGTTCCTGAGACTTGTTGTTGAACATCCTAGCCTCGTTGAACTGCTTGATGCGTTCTTCCGTGGTGCCGTTGCCAGTCAGGTACTCCTTGAACTTGAACAAAGGAGAGGCTGGGTCTTCGGACTGAGCCAAAAGACCATACAAATCGTTGATGTCCCTAGCCACGCCATCCAAGGCAGACATGGGAGCCTTGAGGGGGTTCTGAACCAGACCTACGGCAATGTCCTTGGGGACGGAGGCGACGATGTTCGCCATCTCCTTGACCATGTTGAAGGAGAACGTGTTCTTCTCCTTGTTCGCAACCTCGAACAGTTCGAACATGCGTCTGCCCTGAGGCGTCGTATGGTCGAAAGTACGATAGCGGTTTTCAGCCATGTAGTTCCAAACCTCGTCTGGAGTGGGTTCGCCACTGTCCAAGGCTGGAACTTGCTCCTCCTGCTGAGCACTACCGAAGTCCATCCTCAACCCGCCCTGAGCGATTTGGCTCAGACCTTGGTCAAGGATGTCATTAGGGATTTCTGGTTGTTCAGGAGCGTTGCTGTCAATCATCTAGGTGAAGAGGTTTCTTTGGTGCCTTGTTCAAGGAACGAATTAGCACGGCTACCTCCAGACCTAGGAGCATCAATCTGCAACCCATTAGAGGAGCCGACTTCAAAGATTTTGTCCATGGACGCCTTACGAGCCATTTTCAGGATTTCTAGTTCATTCCCGCCAAGCCTAGTGAAGGCATTGGATGCACGTTGCGGTACCATGTACTCGGCAAGCAACATGTCGTTATCGGATACGTTGCCTCCCATGCCTTTGGTGTCTTTCATGATGCCCAAATAGTCAACTTTTATGTTGGATTCCAAAGCCCTAGCCTCAGCGGATGCGTTGCTGGGGTCTAGGCTACCAAGGTATGCATTATTCTTGTACAGTTGCTCCAGCCTGTTCAGGTCCCTATGGAACTTCTGGACCTTAGACATGAGGTTTCTGTAATTGGTAGCCCCCATGTCACCGCTTTTGAACGGAACGACGCCTACGCCAGCCCTCTTTGCCAGCATGCCAAGGGGGACCTTGGTGCCGTTGATGTTGTACTCGCCCTTGGGGGTGATGAAGTAGGACTTTTTGGTCACATTGCCCTGTTCGTCCATTTCCTCCAAATCGAAGGATTCGTTATTCTGGAACAGGGAAGAACCCTTGCTCTTCATGATGGTCTCGACGGCACCAAAGTCGCCGATGCCAGCATAGAACTGGGCGTCCTTGGACCTAGGGTCTGGGGCTTTAGCCCTAGATGCGGATACTTGCTGGGAGTTGACGTTCTGCCAGTAAGCCTTGGATTGGGGGTTGTTGCCGATGTGAGCCCAAGGACTGAAGCCCATGGCTACGTTCTCTTGCGCCCTAGTCTGGGGTCGAGGACCAAGGCTTTGGCTGGCTAGACCAGCCCAAGAGGACACCTCGTCCTGAGGCTGTGCATCCTGTTCCTGCTCTTCATCCATGTTAGTCTTCAAAGGACACTCCCTTGCCCATCTCAATCGGGACTAGCCTAGCCTTCTTATCCTCACCCATGACCATGGCGTAGCCCATTTTCTTGCCGTTCTTGTTGAATGTAGCGGGAAGATACAGGGGCTTCGAGGTATTGACGTTCTTGCCCTGCTTGTTTGCGGACCTGATGACGGAATTCCAGAGATTCCTGATGTCGTCGCTGTTGCCAGACTCCACAGCCTTCTTAGCCATGGCGTTGAAATCGTCCTTCTTCATGCTCTTCAAGCCAGCCCTCCAGCCTTCATCGGAAGCGGAGTGCCTAGAACTGAAGTCCTCTGGGGTGAAGTCGCCAGACAGACCGCCCATGATGTCCTTGGTGACCTTTTCCCTGAACTTCAACTCTTCCTTTGGAATCACCTTCCCAGAGGCAGAGGTCTTTTCGGAACCGCCAGAGGTCATGTTCTTGACGGCAGGACCAAGCAGGTAACCAAGACCAGCAAGGACGCCAGTGGATTGAGCAACGCCAGCGACATTACCCAAGTTCTGTTGTGCATTCGGACTCAAACCAAGACCTTCACCAAGCCCTTCGCCAAAACCACGGCTGATTGCTCCAGTTTTGCTAGGAGTGAAAAACTCCCCAAGCGAACTACCAGCACGCTTTGGGATGTTTCCGATGGCTTTACCTGCGGATTGTGCGATTTTTTGAATTCCCATTGTAGTATGTGTTTAGATTAAGGTTGTTCTCCGTTGTATTTGGTTCTTTGCCAAGAAGGGGTGGTTTTGAGTGCCCTGTTCATCAAGCGACCAGTGCCAAATGGGTCCATGTCGTACCCGCTTTCTCTGGCAAACTTGTCGTCGCCGAACATGCTAGCCATGCTACCCCTGACGACATCAAGACCGCCGCCAGTGAATGGGTCTGCAAATGCGTCAATAGAGCCTTGAATTCTGTTAATTGGTTTTGCGATGCTGGACAGCCTTTGTTTCCACTGGTCGCTTAAACCCATCTTGGTCATAAGCCTATTTTGCATGTTTCCATAGGCATTGGCACGACGACCTTCGCTAGTGGGGTCATTCCCGCCAAACGCTTCAGAGCCCCGAGAGTCGTCTTCAAACAAGTCCCCGACTCCTTTTCCGAAGATTTCCTTGGACGCTCCATGAAGACCTTGAACGGCACTAAGACCTTGAACTGCCTTATTCATGAAAGGTACGGCACCAGATGCATTTGCTCCAGCAAGATTTCCCTTTCCAGCGCCAATAGCCTTTAACGCATTGCCAACTCCACCTTGGCTTTTTGCAAGTTGAGCAACCTTAAGCGCCTCATCACTCATTGCTCCAGCGGTCATAAGTACATTTGAAGCATCTTCAAATCCGCTTGGTCCTTCTGGTCCTGCTGGTCCTGCTTCTGGTCCTGCTTCTCCTGAAACTCCTTCTGGAATTTGAGGGCGTTGACCAGACATACCAGAAGGGTTATCTGGGGAAGCAGAAACTTGGTATGGAGATTTAGGGTATTTTCCAAGACCGCCATATTGAGCAGTAGGGCTTTGGCTTTGATTTGCATTGAGTTGGTCGATTCCATTCTGCTTTGCATGCCATGCAAGTGCGTTGTCGGTTGCGGTGTTGCGCACCCTGTCGCCCATTCTTGGCGTGTTATATCCACCAAAAGGAGATGCTTCGGTAACTCTTCCGTCAGGTCCAATAACGCTTGGAGCGGGGATTGCCTCTTGCCTAGCCATTTCAGCGTCTCTGGCTTGGTTGTACTGGTTGTCCATCTGGCGTTGACGCTCACGCATCATGCCTTGCAGACCTTGATTAATGGAACTGTTCCTGTTGCTGAGGGCTTGGTTCAGGTAGGCATCGTACTCCTTGGAGGTCATGCCACCGCTAGGCATGCTACCCTTTAGTGACGTTGGGTTGTTCGCTTCCTTTTCTTTAGCCGCAGTTTCCGCTTTGCTTGCCAGACGAGCCGCATTTGCCTTGTCAGCAGGAGAGACTTCGCCTGAGAGCGTTTCGCCCTCTTGGGTTGATTGACTGTCACCACGGCTCATACCGCCATAGATACCAAGACCAACACCGCCAATCATTGCCCCTTTACCAAGCGCATTCATTGCTCTTTCCACCTTGCTTGGAGGCAGTGGCGGTGGAGTATTTGCAGGTGCGGGTGCAGTTGCTGGTGCTGGCTTGGTTGCAGGTGCTGGCTTGGTTGGCTTCTTTGGGGTCGCTGGCTTTCTAGGAGCGGTTGGCTTCCTAGTGGGAAGTGGCTTCTTGGGAACCTTGATTGGCGTAAATCTAGGCATGTTAGTTAATTTCGTTGGAAGATGGGTCGTCGGACCAGTTGGATTCTTGCTTGGGCTTTTCTGCCTTTTGCTCCGCTGGCTGTTTCTGTTCGGCTTCGCTCTTCGGAGCCTGACCCCTCATTTGACCGATTTCGCCTTGGGTCTGTGCGGACAGCATACCAGAGTCGGTGCCTTGCTTGATGATTCCACCAAGGTAAGCGGGCTTTGCGCCCTTGCTCAAGAGTTGCTCAAGTTGATTACGCTTCCTGACGATTGCACCAACCCTATCTGCGACAACAGGGTCGTTCATGTCGGCAGAATCAACGATGTCGTCCATTTCGGCAATCATCTGGGTCAAGGTGCCCTTGTACTCATCTGCTAGGCTCATTTCCTTCTTCCTGTTGAGCATGTCCTCACGCCTGTATTGCATGGCATCCCTTTGCCTGACGGCATCTTCAGCCATCAGTTGCCTTTGGGTGCTTGCGGCTCCAGCAAGACCAGACTCCATCAATTTGGAGCCAAGTTCCATCTGGGACTCTAAAGGTGCGTAGTTTGCGGCTTGAACGGAAGAAGCGATGTCTTCTCCTGCACCAATGCCAGCCTGTTGTAATTGTTGCATAAATTAGGTTTGTTGTGCGGCTCCTGCTTGTGCGGCGTTGCCGACCACGATGGAAGTGCCATCCCAAGAAAGGGAATCGCTGTAAGCCTTGTTCATCAGGTTTTGAGATTGCCAAGAAGACCTGAGCGTCTGCCTGATTTGCTGGTCCCTGATTTCGCCCATGTTCTTGGCTTCAACAGCGGAAGCATGAGCCTGAGAAATCAAAGCGGATTCGAACGGCGTGATGACAGGAAGACCATTTGCGATGTCCATGGAGTCCTTAGCCATCTCCATGTCCTGAGCGACGCTCAACGACGTAGCCAGATAGGTCGTGTTCTGACCGCCACCCATTGATGCGCTGAGTCCTAGAACGTATTGCTGGTTGGAATCTTGACTGGGAACCTTACTTTTAAGGTAGGTGTAAATCGTGCCAGCGTTTGTCGTGTTTCGAGACGCAAGATAGGCGGTAAGCGTGGTATCTGCGGCAATGAACTCTTCAGTGTTCTGCTTGTACGCATCGATGGTTTGAGCGATTTCGAACCTTGGGTTGCGTCCATAAAGTACGTACTTCTGCGTGGTGTAGTCAGGAGCAGTAATGGTATAATTAGGACCATAATGGTCCGTAGCAGTACCACCAGCAGACTGCCCAGTAATTGCCAGACCTTTCAGGTTCTGCTCATGAATCTGGACGTACGACTGCCCGCTGTATGGCGGGTAGAGTTCTGGATTGGGGTCTAGAGGCATTAGAATGATGAGAAGATTGAACGACCCACAAGGGAGGCGTCTACTCCTACGCTATAAATACTAGGCTTTCCTGACTTTACGACAACTTCCAACTTACCTCCCATGCACTTTTTGTTAGCCAAAGCACGCCTAACCGCTGTGCCTAGGTTTTGGTTCGTGAAGGTATCCAGAGTCCACTTACCATCTGGGTTCACGGCGATGAAGTTCAGGTCAATGCTGGCTGAGCCGTTGGTGTTGAAGTAGACATAGGACTCATCGTACTTCTTGTCCGAGTGGGACTTGAAGAAGTAGTTGCGTGTCCTGAACTTGGACTGGAAGGTCGTTCCTGCGTCCGTGGACGAAGAAGCAACGTCCAACAGGTAAATGTTGCCAGTTGCGTAATTGATGCCCCAAACCCTAGGAATGCCGTCTTTTCGTGCCACCACCAAGGAGTCCATGCTATGGGCATAAACGTTCAAAGACTCGAACATGACCTTGTTTTGGGTGTTTAGCACCAAGACGCAGGTCTTGTTGTAGGTGCCCAAAAGGGGCAAAGTGATGTAAATACGCCCTTTTAGTGAAACAGCGGTGATGGCACTGTATTTGGAAGGGTCGATTTGGTCCCAAATGTCCTGAATCAGGTAGGAAATAGGCTTAGAGCCTTCATTGTACTTGTCCTGCTCCATGACCTTTAAGCCGTCTTGGTCGACGAACACAAGAATGCCATTGGTTTCAGCCCAGCCGTCCTTACAGGCTAGCCCATCTTGCGCTGAAATCCTGCTTACTGTGTGAAATACCTGCTCGTTTGGCTTCCTGTCTGGGTTTGCCTGACGTCCAAGACCAGCCTTTACGAAGTAGATGCTACGCTTTCCGAAGGCTAGGAAAGAGTTCATCCTTGGAACGATGGCTAAGACAGGGTCATAGGTGCCCTGAATGAGCCTTAGGTCGTCTGGCTCGTACGGCAGGTTGCCAGTATACAGGGTAAACCTGCATCTGTCGTTCTTTGCCGTCACCAGACGCTCGGTGATGTTCGCTCCAGCGACCCAATCGGAGTCCAATGTCTCCATCGTAAGTGCGTCGGCATAGCCCTGACTTCGGGCTTTTTGCTTTGACGCCAGACTAGCAACTGATGTCACGCCTGAGTTGCAGTCAAAACGGACGTTTGCGTTCCAAAGCAGGATGCTGTCACCGCTGGGACCATGAGCCGCACAAGCGTATGTGACTGGGTAGAATCCAGAGTAGGCTAGCGTGTAGCCAAGCCTAGGGGTGATTACGCCCTCGTTGATGGTGATGTTCTCTGCGTACTCAAGCGTACCAGAGTCAGGATTAAACGTAGCACTGTTGGGGTAAGAGGCAAAGCCTTCGAACCTAAGTTCTCCGTCTGATTGAATTTCTCTAGCCATTATGGAATTGTTTCGTAGATTGTTGGGTAGGCATGTGTCTTGTCGTTTGTAGACATTTCCTGTTCCCAGTCTTCTTGTTCTGCCAATTTTTCTGGGTCATACCTCCAAGTTGGAAGAGAGTCATATGGGTATTGGTCTATGGACTCGTAGATTCCCTTGAAGCAATAAGGGTGTGGAATCGTGACAGTACCTTGCCAGTACTGGTATACTTTCCATGACCCAGATTCATACTTTACGTCAGCAATCCTAAATCTTTGGCAGTTGTAGTTCTTTTGAGACTGCTGGCGAGAATTTGCCAATTTGAAGTGAAATTGCTGTTCAGCCACAAAGTTGGTCATCAGGTCATCAATGATGTACCATTCGACGGCATCACAACCATCGATTCCCCATGGTCGTGTTGCCAAATCAAGTAAACCAGCCTGTTGGTCTACGATTAAAAAAGGATAACCTTCTGATAGCCTAGCATACGTCCCAACTTTGTGGACGTTTCTTGCAATCCAGATGCCTACATGTCCGCTTTGTCCTCCCTCAACAGGATTTGAAGGTAGAGTAACGTATCCATTGTCGTTTACATATGGCTCACCAAAACCAGTGGAACTTCCCATTGTGGAAGTAAGGGTGCTTGCAAAGATATTCCTGATGTAGAACTGCTTGTTGCAAATTGTAGGTGGGTCTTGGCTTGCACCTTCCATTTTTCCGATGCCAGCAATTACAGTACCCCTTTTAATTTTAATCCTGTTTGTATTCTCGATTGTGACCTCAAATTGCAGGTTGGAAGATGACGCTACAGGCGTTTCTGATTCGCCCCTTTTGCTTCCTCGTTGCAACACCTCTCCGTCCCCAGTGGTGGTCAACCACCCATGGGGAGTTCTGAAAGTGCCGAACTTACGGAAGTACATCAGTTAGCAATCCAAAGGTAGCCAGAGCCGTTGTACCAAACAAGAGTAACCCAATGGACAATCGCACTTGCGTTGATGGTATGGGTAGAGCCAGAGCCATTGATGAAGTTTCCAGAACCCACATCGATTACCGCATTGGTTCCACCCTCCACCACAACCATGAACCTGTCTCCGATTTGCCAGCCGTTGGCAACATCGAGAGAAATGGTTGCTGGACCGCTGGTTCCAGCGCTTACGACGATAATGGTTCCGTTGTTGATTGCAGACCTAGTGGGGCTGTAGGTTGTGGATACATTGTAATCCAACACAAACGACGCAGGAGCGTAGGCGGGGATTGCGGAAATCGCATTGGAAATCTGCGTGCCTGTTTCGCTGGTGCTGTAGACACCAAGATTAGACCTAGCGGTTTCAAAATTCTGAAGGTCCGCTAGGTTCTGAGCCATCTTGAGGGCTGAAGGGTCCTCTTCGACTGTGATTCCAGAGACGCCACCGCCTCCATTGTAAATAGGCATGTTATTTGTTGATTAGTTGTTGAATGATTTGTTCGAGTTCTGAAATTCTTTGTTCGGGGCTTTTTGTCTCAGGCGCTGGCTGGTAAGCGACGCTAACCAGATACTCGTCGGTCATTTCGGCGTTGCCGATGACTTGGCGTCCGTCTTCGCAAGTGATGCTTAGGCGGTCTTCGGAGCGGGTCCAGACGAGGTTGTTGTGGTCTGTGAAAGGCATAGTGTTTAGAAATAGGTAGTGATGATTGCTATTCCGTTCGCTCCTGCCCCAGAGGCACCACCTAGAAAATTATTGTCTACACCCGCTGAACCGCCTCCACCACCCGCAGGCCACCCCCCATTCGCCGCATTTTGTCCGACTGCATTTGTCACATACCCAGAGCCACCTCCTCCAGTGCCTAGGAGAAAATACTGATTAGTTGCGGATGTGCCATTTGAAGGAGGAATTACTGGACTTGCTGAACCACCAGTACCTCCAGCGATGCTTACATTAACTCCAGAATAAGAAGAGTTGGCAGAAGACATGGTACCCCCAGAGCCACCAGTTGCCGTTGTGGTTAGGTTTGCCCCAGCACCAGCACCTCCACCACCACTTGTTGCAGTAAGAAAAATTGCCTGTGATACTTGTGGATTATTTCCAGTAGTTATGCTCGTTGCACTAGTTCCAGTGTTTTGAAATGAGTTTCCGTGTATATTGCTAAATACGCCGCTGTAACTGCTTCCGCCTGTTCCGCTTCCAGCGAGTCCTCCAAGGCCACCAACCGCTCTAAACTGAGAAAATGACGTGGCTCCTCCATTGTTTCCGTTTGTACCATTTGTGTTGTTTGATGCATTTCCAGCCCGAGAAGCACCTCCAGAACCAATAACTACAGTTTGAGTAGAACCTAAAAACTGAGCATTAATTCTACCAATAGTAGTTCCTCCAGAACCACCACCCGAACCGCCACATCTTGCTACAGTCGTCGGTTGCCTTGAGCCAGTTCCTCCACCACCACCACCGCCAACGAGAAAAAACTCAACAAGTTTTGCACCAGCGGGTTTTGTCCAAGTAAAACTTCCTGCTGTAGTTGAACTCCCGAACACTTGGATGTCGATGCTACTGCCACCACCGCCACCAGTAACTACAGCCCAAGCATTGTTCTTTCTGGCGTACTGGGAGCCGTCAGCAGGGGCATCCGTCAAGTACAAGGACATGCCAGCCGTGGTTTGGTAGTCTGCCATACCAGCGAGCGTCTGGTACGTCAGAGTGGCTGTTGCATTGCTTAGGTAACCCGAAAGCAACAAGTCCACGGCTGGCTTGTTGTACAGAGTCCTATCTAGTACAGAGGGTAACCCACCTTCACCACCTGCACCTCCAGAAGGCATTACTGCGAGTAGTGGTAGACGTAGCCGTTGCCAGTGGTCCAAACCTGACCATTGTAGCCGTTGAACTCAAGGGAACCGCCGTCGTACGAGGTTAAGGTGGAAGCCGCCCTAAGGTAGATGGGGTTGCCACTGCCGTCAGGCTGAAGGTACACCGCAAGGGCAGTCGTACCAGTGTTCATGATGCCAAACAGCCTTCGGTTGCGGACGGAATCCAGAACCAGAGCCTTGGATGCATTCGCAAACGTCGTGACGTCGACATTCGGGATTTGTTGCGGTAAGTATGCGTGGGACATTTGATTAGTATGTTCTGAAATTGATGCGTCTGGTTTGACCTTGTTGCCTGAGGGCTTGGTCTACCGCTTGGTCGAGCGCTTGGTTGCAGTCGGCTTCCGCACCTTGCGAGAGTTCGAGTTGACCTTGCGAGCGTTGGTAGTCGGCATGGACGCCATGGACGACATACGAGTGAAAAAGTTTAGGAATTTGAACCTTTTGCCAAGTTCCGAGAGGAGGGGTGACGCCAGTCGTAGGAGTCGTGCCAGTGTATTCATAGAAATCACCCATGGAAGGGGTGCCCTCCTTCGGGACAAGTGCAGTCTGGATGGTGTCAGCGGCTCCAGCATCGTAGTAAACCTGAGCACCAGTGCTGTAAGTCACAGTGGACGACCATGGGTTGCCAAAAAGCCTAGGTGCATCGAGGCGATACTCGACCCACACCTCTTCGTTCATGTCGTTGGCAAGAAAAAGTTCGCCGTTGTAGATGGAGAAATCCTTTTCGATGCTGTTGTGGGCTAAAGGGTCCCTGTTCCAGACGGCTTGAATCTGACCGATTCCCGCTGGAAGCGTGACTTTACGCCTTTCATCCACGATTGTGGACTGACATTTGACGTAACGCTTGAGGTCATACCAGTCTTGGGCTTCCCAGATGGTCTGGAGACGCCTAGAAGCGAAGTCACGGACAGTAGCGAACCTGTCGAGGGTAGTAAGGTTCCTGTCCAGACCGCAGAGTTGCAGTGCCGTGTACAGGATGTCGCTGAAATAGGTGGTCTTCATTTGATTTCGACGCCGTAGGCATCGTACAGTTTCCTGTTTCCGTTCACACGGACAGTCGTGTTGACCGCTTTGGAGTTAACTTTGCATTCAGGATTGTCCCGCATGAATTCTGCGACGAACTTCTTATCCTTCCAACAGGCGTAACCAAGCCTTTGTCCCCAATAATGGTACGAATCCGCAGGGATTCGCATGGAAAGTTGACCCAACCCTTCGACATGACCATGGTGCAGTTGATTCAACTGAGCCATCATCTTGCGTTGGGTATGGGCTTGAACTTTACGGAGTTCCCATCCCGTCCGAAACTCTTCTAGCATGGGGACTAGAAGGTCGGACGGAATGGATTCATGGATGGATTGTAAACCAGCCATGCTCCTTTTGCTTACGACAGCAGACCGCCGTTAGCCGTGGATGCCCTGTAGTCGAACATGCCGAAGGTCAGGGGCGAGTTGACGACAAGAGCCGCCATCGCTTCCATCATTCGACGAGGACCACCACCATTTTCGGTGAGTTCACGGACCTGAGCGATGTTACCGCCGTAGCGGATTTCGAGCATGTCCCAAGGGATGATGAAGCCCTTGCACTTGGCATTGTTGGCGTGGAGGTTGACGTAGGTCTTGGCTTCGGCTTCGGTGGCGAAGCGGGCATGGACCGCACCAGCGGTGCCATAGGCGACACGCTCGTACTTGTTGGTCGTGCCGTCCTTGAGCCAGACGAGGTTCTTGCCAGCGCCGTTGAGACCAGCACCATTGGAAGCGACGTCAGCGGCGGCGTAGACGCCATCAACGAGAGCGTAGCGACCAGTCGAGGTGTACGAGGCACCAGAGGCACCAGCACCGCAATCAACGATGGTGTAGGGGTTCACGCCAGCATGGAGGAACTGGGAGGGAACGAGAGCCAACTTACCGAAGTCGCCTTCGAAGTAGTCGACGGACGCCTTGATGATGTCCGAGTTGCCGTCACGATTGACGTTAATCTTCGAGGTGAGAGAGGGTTCAGTCTTCGTGTAGACGAGGTTGGTGAACTGACGCTTGAGGGCAGTACCAACGACGGCTTCATGGTTCTTGAACTGACCAGTCTGCTCGTAGACCGAGGTCATGACGTCCTGAACGTCGTTTTCACCGAGTTGGTCAACAGTCTGACCAGTGCCGATGATGGACGAAGCAGGGGTGCGGAAGTTCTCGCCGATAGGACGGATGGACTGGGTCTGCGAGCCGTACTTCTGCTGGGTATTGTCGGTCTGAGCCAAGAGGCTGGACTTAATCCAAGCGGTCAAGCATCGGGTGCGGTACGGAGTCGTGCCGTCGTCGAGGGCAGGAAGGATGTCGGACGTGAAGGTAAGTTCCATCGAACGCTTGAGGTCGATGGTAGCCTTAGCCAACTGACGGCTGAGTTCATCCTTAACGCCAGCGATGTTCAGGAGGTCCTGCGTCAGGTTAGAGACGTGGACAGCCCTGCGGAACATGTGGATGTTGTTTTCCACTTCTTCCCTGTAGCCAAGCGTGTACTGCTTGAATGCAGAGTTGGTGGACGGATTCGTCGGGTCGACGTCAGCGCCGTCAAGGACGCCAAGTTCGATGGACGGGTCTGGGTTGCGGTCGACCTGCCAGCGGAACGTAGTATTCCCTGGCTTGGAACCACGCTTAGCCATCGAGGTGATGGGCGTGTCCTTGGCGTCGACGTTTGCGATGAGGTCCGAGAGTTCTTCACGGATACCGATACGACCCGAGGCAAAGCCGTTGCGGGTAGGACCATTCGGAAGCGGACGCTGATTCTGGAACTGGGACTCGAATAGAGAAGCCATGTGTGTGTGATAGATTAGGGTTAGACGAACTTTGACTTAAACACGTCCGCTAGGGCGTCGATGGAGCCAGTACGCCTGAAGTTGTCGGAACTACGCTGTGCTTCGACTTGGTCACGCCTAGGAGTAGGACGTGGTGCAGAAGACATTGCCCTTGGCTGAACAGGTGCGGTAGGCTGGATACCCTGCCTAGCATTCTGCTTTTGCTGTTGGTACACTGACATACCCATAGCCAACTGAGCCGCATAAATCTCGTAGTCGGGGAACTGCTTGATTTGCGGTACAGCCTCGATGAACTTCTTGGCGATGTTGGCACGCTTGTCGGTGGGGTCATCAAGCCAAGGGAACTCCTGCTTCGCCTTAGCACGGAACTGCTTTTTTGCAGTCACATACTGAGCCTGTTCAGGTAGGTATTCCTCAATGGCACGAAGAGCCTCGACCTTTGCTTGCGCAATCTCGTCTCGGTTCATGTGGTTCTTAGGGTCGCCATCGTAGAAGCCGTCGGGATAACGCTCGCAAAACAGGCGAATCTTCCTGAATTTCTCGTACTCGGCAGTGACTTTATCCTCGGAGTCCAGATTTCTGTATGGATTCTGGCTCTTCGGCTCTGCCTGTGAACGCTTGAGACCTTCAAGTTCTTCTTCCAGTTTCTTAGCCTTTTCCTCTGCTTCACGACGCAAGGCGGTGAGTTTGGAGATACGCTTATTCACGCCCCTTGGGACGTTTTCTTCGTGCTCTTCTCCTTCATCATTCGCTTCGCTTACGTTTGCTTCCTCGGCATTGACCTGACCATCGAGCGTTTCGTCATTGCTGACGTCGTTTTCTTGGGTCGAAGCCTCCTCCTCGTAGGCATTTTCCGACTCATTCGTTTCGGTGCTGTCGGGCACCGCCTTGGTCTGTCCGTCAGACAGGGCTCGCATGAAGTAATCAGCGAGATTTTGTGCTTGGGAAACGTCGGAGTTCGCTTCTTGCGTAGTCATGGGGGTATTAGGCTCGACCCCAAGTTCGAGTTCAGCGTTTGGCTGTTGGTTGTTGTCCATAGTCAGGGTTTTTTGCTCCCAGAAGCGAGAGTAGTTGAATGCCTATGTCTTGATGAATCAAGACCACAGCACGTAGAACAGCGGTTTGAGTCGCTTTCCGTTTAAGACATGTGCTTTTGAGCCTCTTCACGGAGTTTCTGAAACTCAAGCAACAGGTCGTTGATGGCATCCATACGTCCAGCGGAGTGGATTCGTGCTTCGCCGAGCGTGTTTGCCGACATGACCTTGCTCATCTCGATTTGAAGAGCCAAGTCACAGACAACCAGCATGCCTTTGTACAGGTCAGCGGACTCTTGCGACCTGAACATGAACGCTTTGATGGCGTCTACTTTTGCGTTGTTTTGTTCGCTCATAGGAGAGTGTTGGGAATCTGCTGTTGTTCAGCGCCCTGCTCAGGTGCCTGTTCTTCCTGCATCTTGCCAAACTCCTCCTGAATCTTCTCGGAGGCTGGAGAAACGCCAATCCTGCCGATTTGGGCGTTCTTTTCTTGGTCGATGGAGAACTGGAGTTGCTTCGTGTAGTTCTGGAACAGGATTTGGAAGATTTGGTCGCCCTGAAGAGCCTGTTGAGCCTTCGGGTTCTTCTGGAGCACATCCTGAGCGAACTGCAACTTGCTGGAAGCGGCTGGGTCGTTTTCTACGTAGGTAGCCTCGTTGCCCAGCATCATCATGCCGATGTCGCTGACGACGTCCTTGTACAGTTTCTGGGAGGCTGTGGCTTGGTCGATGACCAGTTCACGTGCCGCATCAGGACTGATGGACTCGATGACCAACTTGACCAACTTGTTCCTGTCGATGATACCGCCAGAATCCAGCGGAACGACAGTCTTGATGATGGCTTCAAGTTTCTTCTGCACGAACTCAGGGTCGGTATCCCTGACGTCGAACCTGACGTTGAAGTCGTATTGGCTGTGGATGTCCGACATGCCCTGCTTGAGCGGGGTATTGGTGATTCGGACAATCTGCTCTTCTGGCATGAACTGAAGGCACAAGGCGAACATCTGACCAAACACCTTGGTCCAGAAGGAAAGCCAGTGGTCGACCTGAAGTTGCTTGAGCATCTGGATTTTGGTCGGGTCGATTGAATCGCCGACTGCATAGCCATAGTAGTTGCCTAGGTTCTGCTCGACCTGTGCGATGACTTGGAACGCCATGTTTGCGTCACCGCTTGGGCGGTCCAGCCACGTATAGTCGTCCTTGTTGGAAACAGGCAGGATTTGCGCTGGAGCGATGCGGTTGAGTGCTCCGATACGCTTGACCACCTTGATGGGCGGTACGACCTCGAAGGCAGTCCTGTCCCTGATGGCGTCATGCTGTGCCTTTACTTCGTCCTGCTCGGTCTTGTTGATTTCTGGGATGCCCCTAGACTCGGACACAGCCCTGCGATGCCTTTCACGCCTGAACTCTGTGAACGGATACTCGCCGTGGGCGTAATTCAGGATGTCCTGTTTTGCGTAAAGACCTTCCCCGACCCTAGGGGAGAAGACAGTGTAATAGATTGCGGGGATGTCATCGTTGTCCAACTGCCTGTAGTATGCCCAAACGACCTCGCAAAGGTTGTCGCCACGCTGGATGTTCGAGTTGAGCATCGTGGTGGTTGGGACAAGGTTAGGGTCATTGAAGTAGTAGTGGTTGCCTAGGTTGTTGGCTACGGCATCCACCCACTCCTGATTCCAACCAGCGACCTTGGCGGTAGACCTGAGTTCGACCTCGGTCATGTATTGCCTACGGAAGATGACTCGGGCTTTTTGCAAATCCGTCGTCTCAGGGGGGAAACAGATTTCGTCGAAGGGCTTGAGAGCCTCGACGACAGGAAGATTCTTGCTCAGGTACTGTTCTGGCATCTCGCCGACGCCAGTTTCCCTCATCTGCTTGACGAACCTCTTGAGGTCCTTGACCTTCATGTCCTTCAGGTAATCCCTGACAAGGGCTACGGCGTATTCTTCCTTGGCTGGGTCCATGATGGCTTCAATCAACTTGGCAAAATTTCCTTCACCACCGCCCTGTTGCTGTTCCTCGATAGCCATCTGCTGGAGTTCGGTCATCTGCATCGACTGGACTCGGATGGACATCTGCTGTTCCCAAGTCGTCTGCACGACGGACCAGCCGTAGGTCAGTGCATAGTCAGCCGCAAGTTCGGCTTCTCTGTGCAGTTCCTGCTTCATCTTGGTTTCGACCAGCCAGCGCATCAGATTGGTCGCCGAAGCAGCAGCCATGGTATCGCTGATTTCGGTGCCACCAACCTTGAGCGTACAGCCCTTGAAGGACGTCATCAACAGAGCCTTCTGGTCGTTGATTAGCCTGTCGACGAGCCTGACACGCACGTCGGACGCACCCTCGAATGGGAACGCTGGGTCGCCATCTGGACGTGCCCAAGAGTGCTTCTTGCCGTCTTCGGTCTGACCAGACCATCGAGCGAGCCTGATGTCGTCGGCGATGTTCATCTTCGACACCATCGTGCCGAAGTACGCAGAACGCTCGTATTCCTCGGTGAGGAGTTGGATGTCTGGCTTGTCCTTGTGGTACGCCAGTTTGTCGGCGTTAGGTGCGGGGCTGTTGAATTTCATTGGAATTGGATTTGATGTATGCCACTAGGTCGTCTCGGTAGAACATGTGCTGACCACCGACAGTCTTGAAGGTCTTTACGAGGCACTTGTTCCTCATCCTGACGAGCGTGGACTTGGAAAGGTTGAAGATGCGTACGGCATCAGCCAGACGCAGTAGCGGAGGGGTTTCTTTTGGGATTTCCATTTTAGTAAGAGCCCCCTCCGACGGCTCGGTACGAGTCGGTACCGCCGTATTCTGGGTTCATGACCGCCAGATACCTGAGGGTATCGATTGGGTCCTTGCTTGCGCCCTTTTCGGCGTCCAAGCCAGTCCACTCCCTCAAGCACCAAATCAGGTTGTGGCAGTCTTCTGAGATGTAAAGTTTCGGCTGGTTGACCGCACTGATGGGCTGATTGGGGTCATACGAGAACCAGTCGTTGATGATTGAGATGCCCTGCTCCAACTTGAGACCTGCGGCTGGTGCGAAGTACATGGGGATTTCCCCTTCGTCCAGCAGTTGAATCAGCGTGCTACCGCCCTCCTTCTGGATGACGTTCGTACCGCCAGCCCTAGGGTCGATGAACCTGTCGGCGATTTCCTCGCCGTTCTCAAGGTCTAGGATGTGAGCCTTGATTTCATCGAGACCCATCCCAGAGCCTTGACGCTGTGCTGGACCCTGTTTGCCGTCGTGCTTCTCGCCAGCCATCGCCCACTCGCCCATGCTGATGTCAGGCCATTCTCGATACACGAACTTGTTTCCAAACTCGTCCACACGCATCCACAGCATGAACCAGTTTCTGGCTCCAGCGGGGTCGACAGCCATGTAGTTGGTGCCTTCCTCTGGGATTTGGTCTGGAGCGATGATGTTGGGTTCACCGAACCTCGGGAACTGAGAGCCAGAAAGGGACTCTGCCCAGCCGTATGCACGAATCTTGACCTCGTATGGTCCACGACCACGCAAGGCTAACTTGATTTGTTCGAACGGAGAGTACCTGTTCAGTTCGGAATGGAACCAGATGACCCCAGCCGCACCCTTTGCGCACTTAGCCGTGTACGGCATGTGACCCTTTGGGATGCTGGGGACGTTCTGCGTGTCTGGCAGGAGCGTGGCAGGTAGGGTCTTTTTAATGCGACAGCCAGCGATGTAATCCTTCACGACTGGCGTGAAGCCAGTGATTGGCGTGAAGGTGATAATCATCTTACCGCTTCGGGTAGCCAAGCGGTACCTGAGGGTTTCTACCCAATCGGAAGGAACCAACTCGTCGCACCAAATGAGGTCTGGCTCGCCACCTTCGATGACCTTCTTCTCCTGACCATAGTTCATGAAGAAGCACTGGGAGCGATTCGGCAAAACAAACGTCGCATCCGTGAATCCGTTCTTCTGCGAGTACTGGATGTTCGTTACCTTCGTCTTCTTGGCGTTCTTGAACTCAGGAGGCATGTATTTCCAGATGACCGCCTGTTGCATCTGGATGGAAGTCTGGGAAGTCGTGTGTAGGCACCAAATTCGGCTTTCTGGTCTGGTGCACAGCAACTGCATCACACGCTTTGCGGCGTATTCCGTCTTTCCAGCACGATTACCGCCCATGATGAGCAGTTCCGTGCCGTTCATCAAAATCTCGTCTGCGTCAGCCCAGCAATCTGGCTCGAATCCGTGCCTGTATGGGTCTTGCGTCTCCGCTTGAATCTTCTCCTCACGACGCTTGAGGATTTCCGCAACCGCTTCTGGACCGATTTCGTTGGCAATGCCTACCAATTCATCTTCCGTAGGCAGGTGGATGACAGGGTGCTTGGTGAGTTCGATTCCACCTACTTGTACCTTGTCAAAACCCATTAGCCTCTCGGTGTTAGGTTGATTCCCATGCCAGTCATCATCGCTTCATGGGCGTTGGACTGCATAGAGCCACCTGTGAAATTGAAGGTGTTGATGATGGCGGGACCGCAATAACGCTTCTGGGGACCAATCAGCGGAACCAGAGCAATAGGAATGCTCATCATGTCTACGAGATTGGGAGGAGTCCCGAAAACCTCCTTGATTCCCTGAATGTTCAGCGGTGCCGATGCAATCGGCTTTGGGGGCTGGATGACAGGGGTGGACGGACTGGCATCTTGTGCCTGTTCGTCCCCTTGGGACGAACCACGTTTTTCGAATTTCTGAAGCCCAGCCTCGTATTGCTTTTGGTCCCTGTCCCTGAGGATGTCTTCGGAGATGACTCCTCTCCTGTGAATGCCTTTATTCTTGGAATACCTGTTGAGGACTTCCTTCCTGCCGACGTCCATCTCTAGGTCGTCGACGTTGGTCAGCAGACCGCTCTGATTTCGGATGAAACGCCTAGAAGAAAGGCTCCCACTTCTGGTTTTGTCGCCAGTGAGGGAGCCTCCAGTGATACCCAGACGCTCGTTGAGCGCCCCGCTGTTTTTTTTGGTCGGGTCGAGTTGGGAGTTCCCTTCGGAAGGAACGACTTTATCGCCCTCAGCCAAAATTAGTAGCCTCGTTGGGACTTCTTATGGGAAGACCAAGACGAAGAATTGTAGTTCTGCGAGGTCTCGTTGCCAGTGGAAGAACCGCCCTTGTAATTATTTGCGGCGTGGGCACCAAGCGAGCCGATGGCGGTGCCAGTTGCGGCGATGCCAGCATAACCGACTCGACCAGCACGTCGGTTGGCGTTCTGGTTCTTCGTCTGACCAGTGACCAACTTGCCGACTTGGTAAGCCGCAGAACGTTCCTTCTTCTTGACGTACGCCTTGGCGACGCCAGCACCTTCCTTGACTTTGTTTACAGCGTTAGTTGCCACGCTCTTTGCTCGGTTTGCGTAGGAGCCAGCCGTAGCAATGCCTCGGTCAACTGCGGCACCAGCACGTGAGCCAGCACCTTCAAAGCGACCAACTTGCGTAGCCTTCTTCATTTCACCTGTGTTTTTGAGGTACTTTGCAGGCTTTGCATCAGTCATGTAATTCGAAGGATTCTTTCCCTTCGACATACTGCCTCCAACTGCCTTGGAGATTTTCTTTGCGGAGCCTCCGAGGAGACCTTGAACTTTGACTTTAGGCATTGTAGTGTGTGTGTGTGTGTGAAAAATTAGTAGCCGCCCTTTTTGAATCCGCTGTACTTCCAAGCCAAGTAATTGCCGATTTCAGCGGATGACTTCTGTTTGCTCCAGTTGGAGGTTTGGTGCTTTGGGCGATTCATTT